CAGACAGATGAGCACGACATTCATAAGAGTGCTTACGATGCCGATCGGCTGGATGGGCTGCTGGAGCACGTTGGATTCACGGAGATTGGTCCGTGGAAAAGCAGCGATTCAGACACCAGCTCACACTTCGTCAGCCTCAATCGAATCTGCAAAAAACCGGCAACGGCGCAGCAGTCACCACGGAAAACAGCAACGGTCAAAGTCGGCGCGTATTGCACGCATCCACGCTACGAAGCGGTCGCTGCACGTAACGTTATCGATGGGGCATTGAAACAACTGAAGATCGACCTGCACTGTTCCCAGGGTGTGTTTTGGGGCCAGTGTATGCAAAGAATGTTCAACGACGCCGTCAGTAAAAACCTCGACTGGATTCTTTCGATCGACAGCGACAGCCTGTTTACTGGCGAGCATGTTCGGCACCTGCTGGATGTGTTCGCACAGACGCCAGAAGCCGATGCAATGGCTGCCCTGCAATGCAGGCGCGGCAGTAAGTATCCGCTGCTGACGACGGGCAACCATCAGACAGGCGACAGGCTGCAGGTTGATGGCAAGCCATTTAGGGTTACGACGGCACACTTTGGGCTGACGCTGATTCGTGTGGAAAAACTCAAGCAAGTCCCGAAGCCGTGGTTCAAGGGTGAACCAGATGAGAACGGCGAGTGGGACGAAAACAAACTCGACGATGACATCTGGTTTTGGCACCAGTGGCGGCAAGCTGGCATGAGCATTTACGTGGCACCGTCCTGCTCAATCGGGCATCTGGAAGAAACCGTGGCCATGTTCGACGAACACCTGCAGCCGCAACATGTGTACGTCCATGAGTGGCGGCAGAAAGTAGGCTTGAAATGACAATCAGCATGCTGAGGCCGTGGCGGTGCTACCCGATAGGTGCGGTGGCATCTCCGGGGCTGGGAATTGAGATCGAACTGGTTCGACGCGGGTTTGCACAATTCATTGAAGCGAATAAGCCAGCGGCACACGAAAGCGAGGATGAGCCATGCGAGCCAGCCCAACCTTCAAAACGACCTCGGGGCCGGCCACCGAACCAATCACGCTTGATGAATTGAAGCTGCGCCTGCGGGTCACATATTGCGACTTCGACAGCGAACTGCTGGACATGCTCAAGGCAGCCCGTCAGCAGGTCGAAGCGGACACCTATCGCCGCCTGATTACGCAGACCGTGGTGATGTATCAGGAGGATTTCACGAGCCTGCTGGGGCCGATTGAGATCCGGCTGGCGCCGTTGCAATCCATCACGCACGTGAAGTACTACGACCGCGACGACGCACTGCAGACGTTTGCTGCGGCCGACTATTACACCAATCTGGACAGTACGCCGCCAGAAATCCGGCTGAAAGAGGCAAAGCAGTGGCCCAACACGAGCTTATATCGCCCAAACAAAGTCGAAGTCACAATGGTGGCAGGGTACGGCGCCGCGTCTGCTGTTCCACAGGCGGCTAAGCTGGCCATCGTCGAATATTGTCGGGCGCAATGGGGCGGCTGCGACCACAACACGGGAGCCTATCAGCGGCTCGTGTCCGCGCTTCAATGGACATCTTACCACAAGGCGTGGGCATGAAGTGCGGCAACGGCACGGCAGCACGATACGACCAGCGGATTACAGTGCAGCGACTGGCGGGCACTGCGGATGCCGCTGGGCACATCGACCCGAACACCGCTGCCAACTGGGTGACGTATGCCACGGCTTTTGCGTCCGTGAAAAGCCGCGGCGGACGCGAATTCTGGCGCGTGCAACAAGTGCAATCCGATGTGGATTTTGTCTTTCGTTGCCCGTGGTCGCCTACGCTTGAGGCTGCAACGCCAGATATGCGGTTGAGTGTAGACGGCAAAATTTACGAGATCCTAAGCGTGATCAACGTGGACTTAGCCAACGAGACAATCGAAATCCAGACGCGGAGGCGGACGACATGAACGGGCTGCCGCTATCTGGTTTTGGCGAGTTTGTGGTGGCGAAATGGGACATTGCCCAGTTCAATAAAAATGTTCGCAGGTTGCAGGAGGCGTTGCCGAAAAAAATCGCGCGAAAGGCACTGGCAGAGGTCGGCAAGTTTGGGGTTAAGAAGATTAAAGGCCAAGTGCCAGGGCGTTATCGAGGCGTCCGCAAAGCCATCAAATGGCGGCAGAAGAAGCTGCGGTACAATAAGGGCCAGCCGTCAATTAAAATCGGGGCTGGTGTTGGTAAAGCAAAGGCCACTAGCGAGGCTACCACACAGAAAAACAATCGGCAGGGGCGGCCTGGTGTTGGCTTTGACGCTCGCAATATTCACTGGTGGTTTTTGGGCACAGACAAGCGATTCACCGGCACTAAAAGAGCAAGGATTGGCGGCAAACGTGGCCGCGGTGGATGGCGCGGAGCGGCAACGCGAGTTAACACTGGAAAGCCACGGCTAAATCGCGGCAGCATGCCACCGCAGGGAAAGCCAATTTTGGTTGTTTTGGCATCCGCTAAAGGCGAAATCACGAGCATCATTCGCCGCTATATTTCTGAAGGCATTAAACAGGAGCTGAAATGATTACCGGGCTTGTCGCGAAAATTGTGAGCGACGCGACCATCAGCGCACTGATTGGTTCCCGGTGTTACGTCAACAAAGCACCGCAGACAGCAAAGCTGCCGTATGTGATCGTCACACAACTGGACAGCGAGGAATATATCACGCTGGACGCGACAACCAGCAACCTGCGAAACATTACCGTTGACATCGACTGCAAGGGCCGGACCTTTGTTGAGTGCGAAAGCCTCACCAATGCCGTGAAGGCACTACTGAAAGACTACAGCGGAGCGGCTGGCAGTTATGTGATCGGGGCGAGTTTTTTCAACAGCGAGGCCCACGACTACGAGCCAGCAGCCGACGGCGGAGACGCAGGGATTTTTGTGATTACGCTCGATTTCGATTTTCAATTCAACCCATAACAGGAGCCGCCAGACATGGCAAAACTCAAGGTAAAAGGCACGGTGATTGAGCAGGCCAGCGGAACCACCTACACCGCCATTGCTCAGGTAACTTCGTTCAGCATCAGCGGCATCGAGACTGAAACCTACGACAGCCGCACGCTCGACGGGACTGCGGGCGTTGAGTACGACCCGACTGGGTACGTCGAAGGCGGCAGTGTGACACTTGATGTGCTGTATGACCCGGCTCTTGCAGGTCACCAGAACGTTACCGACCTCGCCGTGGCGGCACATATGACAACGAACGGCTTGCCGAACGACGTGAACTGGAAAGTCAAGTTTGCCAACACGGCAGCCACGGAGTTGACCTTCGTTTCTGCAGGCATCGGCGTTGACATTACAGGCGAAGCCTCTGACGGTCTCCGCGGAAGCTTTACCCTGAAGTGCGACGGCTGCCCTGCCCTTCCAAGCTGAGATTGAGCCATGAAATGCAAAACGACCCGTGATCTGGCAGTCGTGCCAACGTGGCAATCGCCGCTGATTGTCAGTGACGGCAAGCGGCGATATGTTCCGGCTGGCACGATTATTGACCAGCATGAACATCCGGAAACAAACTGTGTGGCACTGGTGCGAAATGGCGAGGCAGTGCCGATGGATGACGAGTGCCGCGAGGCGGCACGAATGACAGCCGCACAGGTGGCCGCCGCGGTGACGGCCCGGGAGCGACTGGAGAAAGGCGAATTGGAGGAGCCAGATGAGGAAAGTGATTGAGCGTGGCGCATTCCTGCAGCCATTGAGCGTGCCGCGGGAAGATGTTGCAGTCCCGGAGTTGGGTGAAGGCTGCGTGATTCCTGTTTGGGGAATGACTGCAGGCGAGCGCACGCGATTTGAGCAGGGATTGCTGGATAAAAACGGCAAGCAATCAGCAGCCAAAGTGCAGGAGGTGCGAGCGCGTTTGCTGGTGGCTTGCTGCCGCAATGACGACGGCACTCCATTGTTCACAATGGACGATATTGCAGCAATCAGCCAGCAACGCGCAGATGTGATTGAGCGTATCGTAAACGTGGCGCAGCGGCTGAGCGGATTCAGTAACGCGGACATTGAGGCCACGGCAAAAAACTGAGGCGCGATCCAGCGCGGCTGCTGGCGTATCGACTGGCCGAAGTGATGGGCTGGCTC